AAATCTAAAAAAATCTAGCAAAATTTTGAAAATCACAAATTATTGAAATTTATTAAAATTACAAATCTAGGCAAATCTAAGCAAACTATGCAAAATCACCAATCTTGAGTATCATTTTGAGTATGACCCTAAAAATCATAACCGGATACTCAAGATTTCATGTTAAGTGACTCAAAAATTAGAAGTGCAAAACCGAAAGAAAAGCTTTATAGGCTTGGTGATTCCGATGGTTTGTGTGTTGAAATAAAACCTAATGGCAAGAAGTATTGGCGCTATCGTTTTCAATGGCTCAAAAAAACACAAATGATGAGCTTAGGTGAATACCCTATTGTGGGATTAGCTGAAGCCCGTACTAAAAGAGATGAAGCTAAATCTTTAGTTGCAAGCGGTATAAATCCAGTTGAAGAAAAAGAAAACCAAAAAAAGGCTAAATCTGATGAGTATGACAATAGGGTTCTCTTTAAACATGTTGCTGCAGAATATAAAGCAGAAAAATTAAATAATCGTTCAGAAAGGTATCAAGAAGCTTTTCAACGCGCCTTAGATAAAGATATTTTAAAAGTTATTGGTGATAAGGATATTAAAGAAGTCACCTCAGCAGACGTTTTGACTATCATGAAAAAGACGATTGCACGAGTTAAGCGTCAAAAAAACCATGGTACTGGCGAAGTGTCAGCAATTCAAAATCGTACTTTTATTGGCGGCGTAATGCGTTATGCAATCGCCACACTTAGAGCCGACTATGATCCAACCTATGCCGTTAAAAACGTTGTAGAACGTCCCGAAATAGAACATGCCAGACCCATGGAAAAATATGAGGCTGTGCAACTTAGAAATAAATTAAATAGCTATGGTGGATCTACTACAGTTAAAAATGCTGGCCTTGTAATGCTCTACTCTATGCTCAGGACTATCGAGATCCGCCGCATGAAATGGGAATATGTTGATTTTGAAGCTAGAACAATTACATTCCCAAAAGAGATGATGAAAAAGAAACGTATTCATATCGTTCCTATGTCTGACCAAGTTTTTAATATTCTTCAAGAACAGCGCAACATTGTAGGTAATCGTGAATATGTTTTTCCAGCCATCTATCAAGATGGGATGCTCTCCGCTACTACAATGAATAAAATGCTCGATTACATTGGCTTGTCTGATGTCACTGCTCATGACTTTCGTGCCACTGCATCAACCTTGTTAAATGAAAAGGATTACGATGACAAATGGATTGAAAAACAATTAGCGCATGCAGATGGTAATAAAACTAGGGCCACATATAACCATGCCAAATATTTAGAAAGCAGGCGAAAAATGCTACAGGACTGGGCTAATATTGTGGATAGCTGGGCGGTTTAACCGCCTTGCTTCTTCTGAAAATGCCACCAGACTTTTTTATAATAAACTTCGTCACGCAAGAAATTAATTTTTAATTCGTTGCCATTGAGGTCATAAATTTTAGTGACCTCTCCTTTCTTATCTAGATCTGCTAATAGATCTGCAACGCGAGAATATGCATGATAATGAATTTTGATTAACTGTGAAGACATAACAATAATTCAAAGTAATTTTAATAATGATACATCAATCCATCGTTCAAGTAAGTTAAGTGTATTGCGCAAATTTATGCTCATATTTGCTTAATATTGATATTTTTGCGCAAAATTATTCTCAGAAGAAAAAGGCTATTTTAATTACTCTTCTATTTTTTGATACAAAATGCCAATCAAACATAAATGTTATTTTTTCTCTAGTTACTATTTTTCAATAACTTAAATTAATATCGAGAAGTTGGCCAAATACTGCAGCTGCTTTGGCCAACCTTAGGTAGTTGGTACAAAATGTCAATTAACAACACACTGTACGCAAATGCTGACTCTAATATTATTTTTGATCGTATGGGCTGTGCAGCCCGATAATAGAATACACAGCACAGTAATAATCGAAGCAAACTTAGTTCGCTTACTGTGAAAGATTTTCATGCTAGCCGATCCGGTTAGCAATCCAGCCATAGAAAAACTGTTCCTGCTTTGGATTACGCTCACAGATTTCAATGTAGCGTTGCCCTTGCATAATATTGAGCACTCGCACCAGAACCTTCTCACCTTCTTTCCCACGTTTTGACAAGTATGTTTTAAGGGCACCTAGCGTTGCTGAGCCATAAACACCATCAACCTCTAAATCTGCATATCCAGCTTTACCTTGGTTATTAAGCAAGTTCAAAGCTCGTTGTAAAAGAGGTTTTGCAAATCCGGTACCGCAATTCACACCAGTGTCTAGAAGCTCTTCAGCTACTGCAGAAGAAACAGCATTTACTTGGTCAAATCGCGGAGCTGTCCAGTATTGCTTCTTGTAAATAGCTTTGGCCACATCAAGCGGTAAATCTCGCATATTGCCCTTAAATCCGTTTGCTCGAGCAACTGCTTCAGTAATACCGTATTTAGTAGCACCTCCTCGATCGGCTGGGTTATTGACGTAGCCGCCTTCACGTTTAATTAACTCGTCCAGATATTGTTCAATGTTCATTTCGGTTTCCTTCAGATGTAAAAAACCGCCCGAAGGCGGCATTAGCTGTTTTCAATGTCTTTTCTGGCTTTCTTAAACTCTTTGATCACTTCAACGATCGTTTTACCTTCCTGTTTATCTATAAAATTAAAAATCCAACGGACTAAAGCCCAACCGGGTAAACCACAAACAAAGAAGAACCCACCTAGAGCAATCATCCCCCATACATCAGTAACCCATTCATGAAGTCCCCACTTCACAATAATGAATGAGCCGCCAGCCAAACTTGATACAACCGTACAGATCAAACCAACTGCCCATTCTTGAGGTGATCGTGGCATACGTGTCATCAATACAACTGCTGCAACTAAAGCAACCGCTAACGTCACCATAATTGCTGCACCATAAAATTTTAAAATTGCTGTTAAACCGCTTGTTGAAACTGGTTCCATTTATATCTCCAGAAAATTTAGGCAATAAAAAAGCACCCGAATTGGGTGCTCAAAGTTCTTATAAGGTTTAAAGGGTTTGTAAGATTTTCCCTCCATTAATCAATTGAGTTGTCAGTGGTGCAACTCCCACAATTGCAGGTCCACCCGGCCCCGGCTGGCCTTCAGTTGTGCCATGGTATTGCCAGTTCCATGTTCCATCATTGGTGGACTTGGTACCGCGCTGGCCCCAACCTCCACCATCACCAGACAATGGAGATCCATATCGATCATTTTGGGTTCGGTAACCTTTACCGGGTACCGAAGCTTCGGCATCGGTTACTTTGACAACCATAAAGTCACCATTTAAGTACCAACGCCAGTCTTGTGAATCGTTAGTAATAGGTTGTCCGGTCATAACCCGACCAAAAGGTGCTCCAGCTCCACCGGGAATACCCTGAACTCCATACGATAATCCTGTATAAATACCGCTTGGTGTTGCTCCACCACCTGAGCCGCCTCGAGCCAGAGTTCCACCATCAATAATCAGGTTTAGTTTACTGTGCCGGTTCAATAAACCGGGTGCTCCCTGAAACCCATCACGTCGGGTTTTAGTAAAGTTGTAATCCGGATCGGACTCCCATGCGCCAAATGCCAAATGTGGCAAACCGCCATCACCACCACGCCCAACAACAGCACCTTTAATAGTCAGATTTACCACCAGATCAGGTGGGAACTCACCAGTATCAATGGCGGGTAGTTCAGTCGCTGCAGGGGCAATAAATTCCTGTTTCGGCGGACTGGAGTTGTAGTCGAATTTATAGACAAATCTGGTTTCCGGTCGATAAGAACTCGAACTAGAAACTAGTGCACCAGATTCAACTACAAAACTGATTTCGCCAGTCGTTGGCAAATCCCCTCTTTGCATCTGATATAAACGCGCCAGATTAATATCCAGCTGGTCATATCGAATGTAAATTGGAGAATCATCAACCGGCACGTCAATAAAGTCTTTATCGTTGAGGTAATAGCGCTCATCGTAATTAATTGCTGTAATAGTATTAGAGAACTGGTCAACCGGTTCTCTTTTTGCAACCAGATAAGGCAATGAACCTTTGGTATCGTCATTAACTACCGTGTAGATAGTATTCACAAAGTCATCAGGACTTAGCTTTAAGGCCCCGTTCGGCAACCGCCCTAAAACCACCTTATTTTTGGCTGAACCCGGTGTAACAGGAATCAGGTCCACTGTGCCATCCGCCATTTGCAGATAAATCACATAGCTCTTGCCTGCAATGAAATCTACATCATGGCTTAAGGTGAGGACTAAACCTTCTTGCTGTACCACCTCACCGCTTTGATGAATACCATTGCGATAATCCGCTACAGCAATCCGGTCACGTAAAACCAGTAATTCTGATTCTGGTGCCGCATCAAAGGTAATGGATTTGCGCTGGAAGCGCATCTTGTTCCAAATCCGGTATGCATTGAAATGCGCTTGCCACTTGTTTCGTACACCAACAGATTTCACCTCTTTTGGGTTTTTGGCTCCTTTATCCGGTAAATAGATATTGATACGGCTATCGTCGGTCGGATCCGTGTATTCATAGATCAGTCCGTCGTAGTCATCCATCACGCCAAAGGTCAGGTCATGCTTGTAACTATCCGGAATGATATTCCTGAAGTTAAACAGCATTACCGAGTTATCAGTTGGCCGTTCAAAATAAAGCTTGAGC